TAACGCCAACAACAGATTGAAGCTGATTAAGAGAGTTAATAACTCGATTCGTTAGGAAGCCAGCAGTACGCTCAGACTCGCTAGGCATATTGAGGGTAGTAGCACCAGCCCTACGCTCTTGAATACGCATTTCATACAGCTTATTCTCAAGCTGCATAAGTTCTGCCGGATTAAGTTCCTCAATCGGGCGACCTTGAAACATTCCAGCAGCAACACGACGATCTTGATTCGTGTAATCAGTTTTCTTCGTTACAAAGTCTAATGCTTTATTCTCAATGTCCTGCAAACGCTGAGTGAGTTCGTTCATTGTAATAGAACCAGTCTCAGCAGCTTTTCTCAAGCTACGTACTCGCTCTTTAAATTGAACAGGAACAGCTGCCTCAATAGCATTGAAGTCATATCCACTAACAGCAAAACGGTCTAACTGCTTATCAATAGTTGCTATTTCGTCATTGTTTCTTTTGAGGATTTCATCAGCGCGCTTGCTTGGCAATCTGCTAAGTTGCTCGTTCTGCGAAAGCAAAGCATTCTTTCTAGCAAAGAGCCTAGAATCTTGCGTTTCTGGTGCGCTAACGATAACTGGAGCCAATTGACCATCTTGAGGAATAGGCTCAGCACCTTGCTCACCGTACATCGGAGCAGAAGGAGCAGCAACAGGAGCAGCGGCTTGCTGTTGACCTCCAAGAATCTGAGCGATAGGCGCATTCTCTGCAAAGTATTTAATGGCATCTGCTGGATTTGCGCGAATATACGCAATCATTGCAGGATCATTAGCAACACGAGGATCTTTGATAAGATTATTGATAGCAGCCATTTGCTGCTGTGCCTGACCAAGTTTCTGAGCATTAACCATCTGCTCAATACTTGCTTGAGATGCTTGACCTGCTCCACCATAACCAGCAGCCAATGCTGTTAGCACGTTTTGCAAAGCAGATCTACGTGGGCCTTGTGCGCTCATTCCTTGAGCCAAAGCAGCACCAGCACTGAGCAGACCGCCAATGTTAGAACGTCGTTGTAACGCAGCAGTTTCTTCTGTTCCTAACAGACCCTGATAGGCAGATGGCACAGAGCCAAAGACATTAGGGATGTAATCTTCAATAGCCATGAGTCACCTAGATAAGTGAAATGTTAGGTGCGGCATACGGATTGTATTGCGGCTGCTGTTGAGCCATCTGTTGACCACGAATGATTCCCGGGCCTTGAGCCATTGGTTGCTGTTCTGGAAACAATACTTGTTTAGCCATACCGCCAGCTTGATTCGTAAGGAATGGGTTTTCTTTAGCAAATGTCTGAATGTTAGAAAACGTATTTCCTAAAAGACTAGTAGGAGCAGCGGCAGCACTGCCAGCAGCAGTCTGAGCACCAGCATAGCTAAGAGCAGGTTGAGCAGCGATACCAGCACCAGCAGCACCGCCAGCAGTGCCAGCAGCTCCGGCAGTACCAGCAGCAGTTCCAGCAGCTCCTACGCCAGCAGCACCAAGCATTGCACCGCCACCATAACCGCCAACAGCACCCAACAGAGCGCCTTTAAGTGGATCTTTAGGACTCATTGCAGCGCCAGCCATACTGCCGACAACTGCCATAGTTACTGGATCAGCCATTATTTACCTCCGGTCGGCGTAGCTGTAGTCGTAGTCTCAAGAGGCGCACCGTAGAACACGTTAGCAGCCTGTTGCAGACGTTGCATAGGAATATCTTGAGCAGCGAGACGGCCTTGGATAGCCTGTTGCTGATATTGTTCAGCACCTTGACCTGCTTGCAGCAGACGTTGAATATCAGCATAGTCAGATGCAGCCATTTGAGGCGCATTCTGAGCAGCTTGTACCTGACGTTGACGCTCTGCCTCAGCAGATTGATAAGCAGCCATACCGCCTTGTTCAGCCAATGCACGAGCCAGAATATCTTGTGATACACCAGCTTGTTGGCCCATAGCAGCAGAGCCATAACGACCAGCGGAAGCAGCTTTAGACTGAAGGTTTTGGATGTTGCGAGTGTATGCCTCACCAGCCAGACGATTAGACTGTGCAAGAGCATCGCCTAGGAAAGGATTAACGCCTCGACCTTGGATCGTAGCAAGTTGCTCTGCCTGACCAGCCTGAGCCAGTGGAGAACCTGCTAGAGCACGTTGCTGTGCCATTCCAAGAGCTTGTTGAGTCGCAGCAGACGGGCCTACAGCCAGAGTTTCTGGCGCTTGAGGCATATTGCCGTAAATGTCTTTAGCCTGACTAAGCGCATATTGAATATACGGCTTAAAGTCTGGATTAAGTTCTGTTTTGCTCTCTTGAGCGCCGCCGCCACCTGCCATATTACACCTCGCTTATCCATTTGCGAGGTCGGAATCCGTATGCCTTAGCCCTACGTTCCCACCCCGGTCTATGGCTTGAGAAGGTAAGGTATTTGACACCCGCATCCCTTGCCATATTTTTGATGAATTGTAAACCTTTTTGCACTATTTGATAATCATTTTCTAACGTCCAAGCCGCCCAAACGTGCAATTCTTTGCCCATCGGCTGAAGCACAAAGAAGCCGTAATAGTGGCTATCCTTCAACACTATCCACAGCATTGCTTTCTGGTTAAAGCAGTCTGTATATACATCTTCAGGAATCCAGTTTTCAGGACTCTTTGTTTTAATTTTGGCAATTCCTTCACGCACAGAAGGCCACCAATCACGCAGTTCGTCGGTAGGAATAAATTTGAATTCGATCATCCGACAATGATATACATAAAATCACATACATGAGCATTGCTGGCATGGTTAATTACTGCTGAACCCTGCGATCTAGTCCCTACCCAAAGTTTGCTCATTTCTTGAGCACCTTTGTCATTCATTGGGGTAAAAATTATTGCAGAATCGTAACCAATTCTAGGATCATAGAGCGTAGTTTGTGTGGCAGAAGTTGTTGTGCTGAAATATCCGCTGTTATTCGTTCTTCCGTCCATAATTCCGCGAACGACCTCAGACACTTGGCGTTGGTCAGCGCCAAATGCAGGCAAAGTCTGAAACTGAACTGATTTAGTAGTCATCGGTTACCCTGCTTAACGATTTCAACTTCAAGGCCAACAGCAGTTTTCCAATCATCACCAGTCGGAGTCAGCCGAATTCTGTGATATTCGCCATTAGACCTTAAAGAAACACGGTTTTCAGCGTCAGCAGCCACATTTGAGCCAAATTCTACTTCTTCAGCAAGATTATCGCGGCTTGCAACAGCGATAAGTGCGCTTCCATTGTCAACAATAGGCTTCACTAACATGACTGTTGACCTGCCAATGTCTATATCACCAGTTGATATTTCTGCGGTTTTAGGCTGACCAGCAAAAGTAATGATCTTTTCCCCATCAACTCCGGCAAACAGCAGTTGACCACCAGCAAATACACGAGAATCCAGAGGAATCTCAAGCGTATCAATGTTATTTGAGTAGTTATCTACCTGCTCAAGCGTTGCAGAAGGCGTAAGTACAAACGCAATTGAGTCTGCCGTAGTGTCAGCATAAGTCCAGCGGCCAATGTCAATGGCGTAGATAAGCAGCGAGTTACCGCCAAAGACGTTAGAAAACTTCCAAATAGCCAGTTTCTTAACCGGATCAATAGTTGCGCTCATCCCAGTAGGGATTTCGCCGGGAATGACATTATCAAAGAACCAACGGTTTACTTTTTCAGCGCCAATGTTCTTAACCGTCTGACCATCGCAAACGTAAAAACCGTCATCAGCAAGGAAGTATGTCAAACCGCCATATTGGGTAATCGAGCCGTTAGAAATACAGCCTAGTGAGCGTGAAATAGCGTCAAACTGAAAGAAGAACGGGCTACCAGCATACGTCATACGGTAGATAGCTCGCTCCAGAAAGATCAAGCCATACTCACCGCCAGCTATGCCTGTAATGTCCCCACCGTCAGGCATAATCTGGAAGTCAGACTGACTAGCAGCGCCCGGAGTCCAGTCTGTCTCGTCGTTAATGTCAGACCAATAAACCTTGTTTGTATCTGATCCGTCATTAGCAGCTACAACAAAGTCTTTAACAACAGTTACAAACTTAGCAACTGGAGCAGACGCATCAAGATCTGTTACATAGGTAGACGATGCAATATCGTATGACT